CCTTAACAACATTTATTACCAATGAATGTCATTCTTCAAACCCTTGAAGGATTCAACAACAACCAAGTCGATACCCCCTACCAACACCAATTTGCTAGGAGTATGCGAAACAAATACGGCAATGCATGGAATGTCATTGTCAACGATAAGATTGGAGCAAGAAACCCAACCCTGCCTTATGAAAAGGGAGCATTCCTCAGCTTTCCAATACGCTACATCATGGGAGCCGAAGCTCAGAAAGCTATTATGCAATGGGTCAAGAAACAAGTTGGACCAGCAGATGCAGAAAGAAAATTCAAGCCCACCTCAGGATATATTGACCATGAACACCCTGTCGGCGCCACAATGCGCGACTGGTTCACGAGTCTTGTATATCACTGGTGTGCCGGCTTTACTAAATTTGAAATTGCTGCTTCAAGGAAACGACTCTACCAAAGATACGACCCCGACGGAAGAAGAGTTGCACATACCACTACCACAGCAAATCCAGAAACTGAACCAAGAGACTATCTACGCTTACTCGAACTCAAGCCTAACGAGCTTGACGGTACGCAAAGTTGTGACTGTCTCTGTGGAGGAGGATTACGAGATAAGTGTGGACAGTGCAAATTTGCTTATGAACGAAACATATCCGTCGACTCCGCTTACTACCCCGGAGTTATCAAGGAATTGCTCAGAAGAGGACAATATGGAGGAGTAGGATATATGGTCTTCAATGACTACCACGAGGCATTCCTTAAAGGAAGTGGCACTAGTGGAATCTGTTTAGACGGAGAAAGTTCCTACCACTGCGAAAAAGATGGAAATCACATAAGAGTACATGTAGAAGTAGCAGGAAATCCAGAGCCATATGAACATGCTGTTATTAATACAGGAGGCAATAAATACTGGCAAATGAAATTTCCAGATGTTACAGGCAAAGAAGAATATTGGTGGGCCATTTTTGAAGAAGTTATGCGCTTCGATAATGGAGATGTCCCATACAAAATCGTGAAAATTAAGATGTTGCCTAAGAGCAAAGAAACATCAAATGCTGGAGGATTTAAGAGAATGCCCGTTGTGGAATCCATATTCGCACATTGGACAACCCCAGCTGATGCACCAGTATACACAGATTTTGAGAACATAGAAGAATTAACAGTTCTACCTCCAATGACACATGGAACGGCAGCTAAAATCGTTGACACCCTAGTTTCAGATAAACGAATCCCATACGAAATGAAAATGAAGAAATCAACATACATGGGAATTATAAAAGAAGTTGAAGAAACAATGGGAATTGACACAACCAAACAGGTCTTGACGAAAGGGCAACAAATAATAGATATATTGCAAGATGAAGTCAAGACCCATAACACCTATGAACAAATTACTCACCTTATAAATAGTATACAAGGATGGAGTAATGAGAGAATTTATATCACAGAAAAAGTAGACACCAGGGGAATTAAGAGAAAAATAGTGAGCCTGGATCTCTCAGTGAAGCGGTGGTGGACTTTAGGTTTACCACTGGCACGACAACATTATGAATCAGACTTAGAATTAGTGGACCAAGCATACATTGAAATAGGAGCAAAAGTTACCGATGCTTCGATAATGTATGCGAAAGTTCGCTTACAGCAAGCACATCCCACTCAAGCATATAAATTTAATAATGCGATAAATATAGCTAGAGTGATGAGATGCTTAAATCTGAAGAGAGACCAAGAATTGGCTGTAGCAAGCTCAGCCATTTCTTCAACCCAATAGGAGGCCCACCGCAAGAGCCTAACCGCTCTTGCCCCCTGCAACGGATTAATAACGTTGCCAAGTTCCTGCGTGACAGTACCTAGCCGGTTAAACGTAGAAGCTTGTAAGGGAGTGTTTCCGGCTAAATTTAGAAACACTGCAGGAACTGATGCGAAAATAGAAGAGTGTTTCTGTGATAAAGAAGGAGAAATAGGTGCGTGGCAAGTGTTCCCAGTCCTAGAGCATCGAGACTTTAGAACACCCACTGTAAAGCACTTTTGTGATAAAACAAGAGTTGCAGCCGTATTGAGACAGGTTTCAAATAAAGTGTTGCCAGACGACACTATCCTACACCAGTACAGAGACTTTTGGAAGAATAAGTTTCAGCAAGTGCTGTTGGCATGTGTAGAGGCCAAGGAAAGAGAAGTGGATCTCTGGAAATGGCTAAAGAAGCAGCCCTACAATCAACATTATAAGAAGAAGTTGATTGATGCTCTTAAACCTGAGAATCGCAACACAGCCGTAAAATTCAAATTCGGTGTGTTTCCTAAGAAGGAGTTACAGTATACTCCAACCCACCACATAGATAAAGAGACAGATGCCAATACAATCAAAGAGAGACAAATATGTGGACCACCTGACGAAATGAAAGTCATTGGGAATGCTTTCTTCAACTGTCTTGAAGGAGCAATGCATGAGGAATTGCCTCAATACTGTGGTAGAGCGAATTGGTTACAAATAACAGAAAAACTGCAAAAAATTGAAGATGAACTGGCAGATGGAACATGGATAGAAGGAGATGGATCAGGATTTGATATGACTCAAACTAGACTCACTGAAGAAGTACAAACGACTTTCTTGAAAGTAGCAGCTCGATCACCACGTGTGGTATGGAGTGAGCCTTTAGATGAGAAAATATTTGTTGAAATGTTGGAAAAACATACCACTTACGTGGCAGAGATGCTGAATAGAAAGACCAACAAATATGTTAAATATGATTTCGACGGGCGTCCCTCAGGAGCCGGAAATACCACATTATCAAATACCTTGAACATGATAGCATACAATGAGTTTGTAATGTATATAGCTAAAATCCCAGAAAAAGACTATCGTATAATAGTAAAAGGAGATGATTTGCTAATTAGAATAAGAAACAAGTGGCTGGAGACCTGGAAGAAATACCATTCCCAATGTTTTACCAGCACAAAAACTGAACAAAAATTCGGACTCGGACAGATAATGCCCCAAGAAGAAATTAAGTATTCCGAAACCCTAGATGGAGTGTCGTTTTTGTCGTCACACTTCATGCCGTTAAACAAACCAACGGTGGTTAATGGAATCATGTACAGATATAGAATGCTACGAATACTCCCAAGAGTTTTACAAACTATCTCATGGACCACAAACATACCAACCTCAGCCAGAAACTGGAAGACTAAAACGCTGCTTAAAGCAGCAGAGGAACTGTCCTTTTCCAAGGGAGCGTCATTATTAACGTGGTCAAAAGGCCTGCCAATATTCAATAGTATTGGTAGGGCAATGACGCGACTTGGATCGAAAGGGAGATGGACAGAAAGAAATTTTTATGCAGATGAACCACGGGTGTGGTTTGATACCGACAATCGTCAAGACTATCTAGATTTTATCGATAGAAAATATGGTATCACAAAGCAAGAAGTTGTTGAATTCGAAAAGAAGATGGATCAGTTGCAAAGTTTACAAGGATTTATACGATGTGACTGGTTTGATAAAGCGTATAACTAAATTGTCCCACGGAGTGAGTACTAAACTCTCACTATAAATAAAGATAGGCTTGTGTGCCC